CACAAGTAACTTTAAATTTAAGAGATTATTCAAATAGCTCTCAAGCAAGTTCACCACTTGGACCCTTTACAATTACTTCATCTACGACTAAAGTAGATACAAGAGCAAGAGGTAGATCTGTAGCTTTGAAAGTTGCAAATACAGGTTCATCTCAAGATTGGAAATTAGGAAGTTTTAGGTTAGATATACAACCAGACGGAAGAAGATAATGGCAAAAATAACTTTAGTATTTACAAGACCTAGTAAAGAATATAGTCAGCCAGTGGCTGATGCATTGATAAGAGATCTTGACGGACTTATTGAAAAGTTAAACTCTACCTTTCAACAAGATTTAAGAGAAGAACAACAAAGATTAACATGGTTTAGTACAGGAGGAAATAGTGGCTAATAGATATAAGAACGCACAATTTGATTTAAATTCAACTAACAAAACAGACATCTACACTTGTCCTTCTAACTCAAGAGCTATTATACAAAATATACATACAGCTAATGTTGGAGCAGGTAATATTGAAATAAAAGCTTTTATATATGATAACTCTGTAACAACTAGTTTCCAGTTTGCAGAACACACTGTAAATAGTGGTAACTCTAAATCTATAGCAGATGGCACTATTATATTAGAAGAAAGTGACAAACTACAACTGCAAGCAGCTACGGCTGATATCTTTGAAGGAACAGTTGCAATATTAGAATTTGATAGAACATAGGAAAATTATGCAAACATTAAAACCAGAGAAGATAATAGAGACCATTTCTAACTTAAAGACAGGGGAAGTATATAAGGATGATCAAGAATGGAAGGCTAAAAACGTTCCAGAACAAGACATTAGAAGAGATGTCAAAGTTATTATGCCAAGCCTTGATTTATTTGGAAAAACCAAGTAAAGTAATAATTCAGGTTTCATTCCTGCCTTATTTACAACTTATTTAAAACTATGAGCATAACTAGAGCACAAATCGCAAGACAATTATTAGCACAAGGTGGATCACCTGGTAATACAACTCGACAAAGAGTTTTACCAAGAGCGGATGGTAAACGACCAGGTTATTATGGATCTGATGCAGGTTTCGGTAGTGATGATTATAAAGATGAATCAGCTTCTTTTGATTCCGGATCTGGTAGCGGAGGAAGCGATCAAGATTTTGCAAATGCAAGAGCTTCTATGTATGGTACTTCTCCTGAATTAACTCAAGCATCTAATTATATACCAAGTAAAACTAAAACCAATTTTGCAAGAACAGCAAATTTTTTTCTTAATCCAAACCCTGTTACTAAATATGCTGCAGACAAAGCAATAAAAAACCAGTACGAAAAAGATAAAGAAATAGCTTCTGATGTTTTAGGTGCATTAAATACTGGTTATGGTCAAGCAATTGGTAGTCAATATTTTGGACCTGTTAATCAACCTATGAGAAGTGCTTATGCTAAAGCTACAGGATTAAAAGGACCTACAGGACCAACAAACACTGGAGGTGATGACAATTTTATACCTCCAATTCTTAGAAGTGCACAAGTACCTTCTGATGTTGAAAGCAGACCAAGTGATTTTGATTTGTATGCAGCGTTAGAAGGAAGAGAAGCTATGAACTTTGGAATGAATCCAAATAATATGACAGGGGCTATGCAAAGATTTTCTGATGGAGGAGAAGTTAGACAACGTTATGGTTTAGGAAGTTTTGTTAAAAAAATTGGAAGAGGTGTTAAAAAAGGAATTAAAGGAATTAAAAAATTTGCTAAAAGCGATTTAGGCAAAGCAGCATTATTATACGCAGGGGGAACTTACTTAGGTGGTATGAAAGCTTTTGGTGGTTCTGGTATAGGCGGAAAAACAGGTTTAAAGAAATTTGGTTTTGAAAATTTTGGTAAAAGATTATTCAGTCCAACAGGAACAGATGGATTTTCAAATATATTTAATCCATTTATAGGAAGCGGCGAAACAGAATTAACAGCAGATCAAAAAATTCTTTTAAATAAAAAAAAATCTGAACTTACAGTTAAAGACATGTTAGATCTAAAAAAAATTCCAGGTTATGGTGATAAAACACCAGCATTAGTTAAATACGGAATACCAGCTGCAATGGCAGCGTCTTACCTGTTTACTAAAAACGAAGAGCCTGATAATTTAGATGAAGAGATGATGAAAAATTACAAAGACACTTCAGGATTAAAAGAACAGATTGCAAGCTATCCTGAATTTAGATTTCAAGTACCTGAACAATACAGATTAGCTGATGGTGGAAGAATAGGTTATGACATGGGAGGTGATGTTGAAATGGCATCTTATGGTTATGATGATGCAATGAATGAAACACGTGAATTATTTATGCAATACAAAAAAAGTGGAATAATTCCTATGGAAATGGAATTTGAAGAGTTTTTAGAATTACTACAAGGATCTAAACAAAAAGAAGAACCAAACAGAGTTATGGCACAAGAAGGTGGTATCATGAATCTAGGTGGAAATGAGATGGATTTAAGAGGTGGTGGATTTGTGCCACTAGGAGCTAAAGAAAAGGCAGATGATGTACCTGCAAGACTATCTAAAAACGAGTTCGTTTTTACAGCTGATGCTGTAAGAGCAGCTGGTGGAGGAAGTGTTGATAAGGGAGCAGATCTAATGTATAAAACAATGAAAAACTTAGAATCGAGAGTAGGCTAATTATGGCAGTACAAGAAACTAGAACATTACCCGCACCATTTATTGAAACAATAGGTCAAGATTATGCAAAGCAGTTAACAGCATTAACAGCTACACCTATTAATACTGCACAATTTGCACCAAAAGTTGCAGGGCAAGATGTATTACAACAAAGAGCAGCAACTTTAACAGGACAAGGTATTGGTGCTTATGAACCTTTTCTTGCAGAAGCACAAAGATTAGGTGGTGTAGATCCATCAACAGGACAAGTAACAGCAGCAGGTGTTACAGCGGCACAACAACCGTTTATGTCTCCGTATCAATCACAAATTATAGATCAATCATTAGCTGAATTTGACAGACAAAAACAAATAAGAGAACAAGCTATTAAAGACCAAGCCGTTGCAGCTGGTGCATTTGGTGGTGGTAGAGAAGGTGTTCAATTAGCAGAGTATGGCGCTCAATCTGATAGAGAAAGAGCTTTACTACAATCAGGTTTATTACAACAAGGGTTTAATCAAGCACAACAACAAGCAGGATTAGCTAGACAAAATCAATTAGGTTTAGCTGGTTTAGTTCCTCAGTTACAATCAGGAGATATAAGTTTATTAGGTCAAGTAGGTTCAGTGCAACAAGCACAACAACAAGCTCAATTGGATGCAGCTAGAGAAACAAGTAGAATGGCAGCTATGGAACCTTATGATAGAATGGGCTTCTATGGTTCAGGTGTAACAGGAATCATGGGTGGTTATCCAGGTCAATATCAATTTAGTTCTGTACCAAATCCATCACCATTACAAACGGCTCTTGGGGCTGGTTCAACACTAGCTGGTATCTACGGAGCAGTATCAGGTAAATCAAATCCTTTAAAAGGAATATTTGGATAATGAGTAGAATATTAAGAAGACCTATGTTTAGAAATGGTGGTAAAGCTGAAGGAATTACTTCAGGTTTAGATACACCTAAAAGAGGTTTAGTAGATGGACCAGGTAAATATTCACAAGATTATGAAGATCTTTATAAAAAAGCACAAGAAGTAACTGGTCAAATTTATCCTGAACAACCTACAAACATAAATCCTTTTTTAATAAATTTTGGTTTAGATCTTATGTCTAGATCACCTCAAGGTGGTTTCTTATCAACCGCAGCTCAATCAGCTAAACAACCAACACAACAGTTATTTAAAGACATAGAAACAAATAAACAAAGAAGAAGAGACACAGAGTTAAGTTTATTTTCAACTATGGCTGAAGCAGACGCAGAGAGAGCAAGTGTAGGAAGTATTAAAGGACAAAATGTAGATAGAGTTCTTAATTCTGTTGAAGACTTAAGAAATAATTATAAAACTTATATAAAAACTCCAACAGAAAACAGCTTTAACCAATTACAAGGACAAATTGCTGATATGGAAAAAATAGCAAAAGGTCTAATTAATTTTCAAGTTGATATGACTAATTTTCAAGGAGAAGCAGAACTAAATAGACTATCTGACATAAAACAAGAATTAACAATTCAAGGTATTCCGAAAGATCAAATAAGAAAAAAAGCTGAACAACAATTTGAATTAGAAAAATTAGCTCATAAATATAAAGTATTAACTGGTCAAGAGTTAGTTCAAAAAATGATAGCTAAAGCTGAACAAGAAGAAAATGAAGAAGAAGAAGTAGAACAAAAAGCTATGGGTGGAAGAATAGGATACGCAAACGCTGGTCCTGTAATGCCACAACAACCTACAATGGCACAAGCACCAGGGACCATGGAACAGGGTGATAGCGAAGCATTATCTTATGAAGAATTAAGAGAGAGACTTCCTTCAGAAATTACAGATGACATTGTAAAACTTATTGCTGAAAGTCCAGAAGCATTAGAAGATTTTGCGGTAATACAAACTCAACAAGATGTAAACAATTTTAATTCAAAATACGGAGTTCAGTTAACTTTACCACCGGAGGCTTAAAATGGCTGACGAAAAAAAGAAATTTGAAATAGATCAACCTATTTTTACAATTCCAAAAGAAAAAAAATCAAAAGCAGAATTACAAAAAGAACAATTTCAAAAAGCTATTTCATCAGTTTTAGATAGAGATACTAAAAAACCCGTCTTATTTCCAAGACAGTTTGGCATAATACCAAAAGGAGAAGGAGCTGCAGCATTAGGTGTAGCATTAACTCCTTTCATGGATCCTATTTATAAAAAAACTTTAATACAAAAATTAAGGAAGAAAGGTAAATTAGATGAGCAAGATTATCTTGATGGTTATGATGAGATTAGAAAAGGTATAAAAGAAGGTGGTACTTATGCCATGTCTAGTATTGGTAAATTACTAACCATGGGTATTGACTACGCATTTGATACTAACAATATAAAAAGAATAGATGACCTTGCCAACAAATCATTACAAGGAGATAGACCAGATAGTTTTGTTGGAGATCTTACTTCTATAGTAACAGAGTTTGGTATTCCAGCGGGAATAGCTACAAAAATTGTAAACAGGGGAAAAGCATTTGATAGAGTTAAAAAATTAAATGAAAGATTAGGGACAAGTAAAGCTTCTAAATATGCACGTAAAGCAATTGAAGGAGCAGCCATAGTTGGTGTTACAGATTATTTAGCAGGTAGAGAAGGATTACCAACTTTATTTAATTATACTGCAAAGAAGATGGAAAAAACATCAGGGTTGTCTGGAAAAAAAAGAGCTGCAGCTGTATTTAGAAATAAATTAAGATATGGTTTTGAAGGAACAACAGTAGGCGCAGGGTTTCCTTTATTAGGAAAAGGATTACAATTAGGATATAAATACCTTGGACCTAAGTTTGTTTTAAATCAAGGGTTAAGATATGGATCAAGAGGTGTTAACAACGCTGTATTTAGATTTCCATCTTATCTATTATCTAAAGTGCCAACAAATGCTTTAGTAAGAGGAACTCAAAAGTTATCAGCTTATGCAACTAAAAAAGCTATTAACCCTTTTCTTATAAAAACATTTGGAAAAAACCCTTTTAAACAATTACCTGATTTTGAAGATTGGAGATTGTTATCTGTAACAAGTCCTAAAATAGGAGAAAGAAGTTTAAAAAGATTTGATAACTTTTTATCATGGTTTAGAACTTATGGTAAATATCCAACAGATGTTGGAAGAGCAAGAGAAACAGGACAACTGTTTGTAAAATCAAGAGCAAGAAGATTTGATAAAACATTATCAGCTTTAGAAAAAAAAGCTTATGATTTAGCTCAAGCATTTCAAAGAAGGTACAATACAAATGATACTTCTAAAGCAAGTGAAAGTTTTTATTTAGATAAGGTAGATGATTTTATTAAAAATAAAATTAAGATTACAGAACTACCAAAAGAATTACGTGGCTTTGCTTTAGATTTAAGAAAACAATTAGATAAAACATTAAAAGAATTTAAAGATTATTTACCAAAAGATTCAGAAGTTCCAAGAGACCTTAAGAATTTTTTAACTAAAAATTTAAAAAATTATTATGTTAGATCTTTTTCTATCTTTTCAAAACCTTTTTATGTTCCACCACAAGATATTAGAAAAAATGCAGTTGATTGGATTACAAAAAATATTGTAACTAAAAATAGAGATTTGAGAGAAGTTGCCGTTAACGCTTACAATAAAAATAAAGTAAATCCTCAACAAGCTTATAGATTGTATGCTGAAGACATGGTTGATGATATTTTAACAGTGGGAAGAACTGAGGGATCAAATCCTATTGAAAGATTAAAACAAATAGGCACAAAAATTTTAAGAGATGATAAATATAAATTTTTAAAAACAGGAGAAGAACTTCCAGACGTTGTTAAAAAACTTTTGGGAGAAGAAAAAAATTTAAGAGCTTCTGTATTAATGACAACTACTGATGCAATAGCTTCTTCTACAATGAAAACAATGATGGATCGTATTGCAGATATGGGTTTAAAAAATAAATGGTTATTTAAATCCGCTGATGAAGCTAGAGTTGCATATAAAAATCCTATGCCTATTAACAAAGTACCAGGAGTAGGTATGATGAAAACTAAATTAACAGGTCTTTATACTTCTCCAGAAATTGTACAAAACTTTTTAGGAACAGGGGGATTGTTAAACAGGTGGATGCAAGCTAGTATTTATAGACAAATAATTCAATTTAAATCAGCAGTACAGTCTGGTAAAACTTTATACTCTCCTCAAACACAAGTACGTAACGTAACTTCTGCATCTATCTTTTCATTAGCTGCTGGTCATGTTGGTCATGGAGGAAGTGTTCCTCAATCTATGAAAATAGTTTTTAGAGATGTTTTTAAAGAAGGACAGTTTAAAAATGTAAGTGATGAAATTGCTTTTAATGATCAAGTAGAAAAATTAATTAGATTAGGAGTTTGGGATGAGAACGTAGTTGTAAGTGAATTAAGAGCAGTTGTTGATGATATTAAAAAAGGAAATTTAAATAGTTTTGATAAAATATTTTTAAAACTTACAGAAGGTTTATCAGATAAAGTTGCTAGAGTATATTCAGGGGGAGATAATTTATGGAAAGCATATGGCTTTGGTTTTGAAAGATCTATGTTGTCTGACATATTTAAAAATATAGATGAAGCTATAAAATACGGTAGAGATATGGGGTATAACATATCTAAAAAAGATATTGTAACAGGTAATGTAAAATCGTTTGATGATATTTTAGACGAAATTTCTGCTAAAACAATAAGAGATATTTATCCAACTTACAGTAAAGTTCCACCAGCTATTCAAGTTCTTAGAAAATTACCATTTAGTAACTTCGTATCCTTTTCTTCTGAAATGTTAAGAACAACAGGTAAATCAATGTCTATGCGTTTAAAACAAATAGGTAATGATAACCCTATGATAAGACAAATGGGATATAGAGGATTAACAGGTTTAAGTTTAGCTTTAGGTGGAGCAGGAACTGGTGCAGTTAAAACTTCTTTAGCTCTTACAGGAACTACAAAAGAACAATGGGATGCATACAAAAGATCAGATGCAGCACCATGGGATAAGAATGCTAACTTACTTGCAATAGAACCATTTAAGAATGGTGAAGCTGCTGCTGTAAATCTTTCATATTTTAGTCCTTACGATATTTTAGAAAAACCTATTCAAGCTGCTTTAAATATGGCTGCTACACAAAAAATTAATCCTCAAGATACAGAAGCTTATGTTTTAGATCAATTGTTTGCACCAGAAGGACCTGTAATGACATTGTTAGATCCGTTTCTTTCTGAAGCAATTGCCTTAGAAAGAGTACAAGATGTATTAGGTGCTGGTATACTTATAGGTGCAAGAGGTGGTGTAACAGGATCAGGATCTAGAATCTATTCTCCTTCAGATAGTTTAGATGATAAAATAGAAAAATCATTTGCTCACATTTTAAAAGGTGTAGCTCCAGGGGTTTTAACCAGTGGATCCAAAGTTATCAAAGGACTTAGAGATGATGTATCTGGTTCAGGTAAACCTATTTCTTTGCAAGATGAATTAATAGCTTTGCTTTCTGGAATTAGAATTATAAGAATTGACGCAAAGAAAAATTTAAGATTTTATGCTGCGGAAATGAATAGATTAAATAGAGCTGCTGATGAAACAGAAAAATTTTATAAAAGTCAAAATTATATGGATAGACCTCCTTCTGTAATGACAAGAGAATTTCAACAAATGCAAGATGAGGCTTTTAGAATTCAAAAAGAATTTTATATTAGATTAAAAGATTTAGAGCTTTTAGATTTAAATAAACCTACAATAAGAAAAATATTAAAAGATGCCAATATGTCTAAAAAAATGATAGGTAATTTAATGCGTGGTGAATTTACACCTATTAATTTTTCTGAACCAAGATTTAAAACAAAAGTTAAAAATATTGAAGAACTTGTTGATAGAATGAATAAAAAAGATAAAGATAATGTTAGAATTGTCAATAAAGACTTTTTATATCCTAAAGCTGAATTTAGAAGAGTAATTCAAAATAATAGAAATAAAAGATTTTTTCCTTATGATGCGCCTTATGATCCAGGTAAACCTAGAGAAGAAAATAAACCAGGAGCAATAAGAACATTTCTTGGAGACAAGATACCTTTTATTGGAAAAGGTAGCCCAATTAGTGGTTTTGGTAAGCCTGATAATAAACTTCCGACTCCTCCTTTACCGGAGACACCTCAGCCTAAAGTTCCAGAGGTTTCACAAAACGTAAACCCTGTTACAAACTTGACAAGAACTGAAACTGCTTTATTATCCCCTTCTGAACAAGCAATAAAACAAAAAATTTAATATGGCTATACAACCTAAAAATACTAGAGAACACATTCTTTCCTTATACGGTCACGTGACTGGATTAAAAAAAGACATTTCCCAGATTAAAAATAATCATTTAAAACACATGCATGACGATTTGGACAAATTGGGTGGCAAGGTAGATAAAATCTACTGGGTATTATTAGCTGCGGTGGGGACTGTGGCCTTATTCTTTTTTGATAAGTTACTAACTTAAATCCAATCTCTAAGATCTTCTCCTAAAACTTCAGAAGCAATATTAATTTTTTTACGTAAAGCTTTTACAATCTTTTCATCAACAGTATCTTCTGCCATAATATCAACATAAGTTACACATTTCTTTTGACCTATTCTATGTGCTCTATCTTCTGACTGTAATCTTTTCTCAAGATCATAACCGTTTGAATAATAAACAACTGTGTTTGCCTGTGTTAACGTGATCCCATATCCACCTGTTTGTGGAGTGCCTACAATGAACCTACATTTATCATCTTCTTGAAACTTCTTAATATTAGGTTGCCTATGTTCTTGTGCCGTGAGTCCATAATAATCAACCACGGAACCCGGACCATGGACCTTTTCAATAGACTTTATAATTTTTTTAATGTCATGTTGGTAATGAGCCCATATAATTGCTTTACCTTCTATCTCTTCTAAAACATCCATTAATTCATTTAATCTATTACTTTTTACTTCTTGAACTGAGCCATCATCAGCAACAAAATGACCACAAGTAATTTGATGTAGTCTCATTAATTGAGTTAATGCAGACACAGATGTAACTTGTTTACCATTTAAAATAGCTAAAGCTTTTTCTTTCATAGACTCATAAACTTTTTGTTGTTCTGTTGTTAAAGATATATTTCTTTTAATGTAAATTTTATCTGGCAAGTCTAAACAATCTTCTTTTAAAACTCTGTAAGAAAAATTTTTTAAAGTATCAGAAAGTTCTCCTAAATTTTTAAAATGACTAACAATTTGTATTTGCCTGCCGTGCATATGTAATGTTTTCATTTCAGCATATCTATTTCTAAAAGCATAGTATGAAGTAAAATCTAACAAGTAAGGGTGTAAAAATTCGCATTGAGAATATAAATCTAAGGGGTTTTTAGTAACAGGAGATCCTGTCATAATTCTTCTATACTTAGCTAATTGACTTAAGTCAGTTATATTTTTAGTTCTTTTAGCTTTAGGGTTTTTTATTGTAGTTGATTCGTCAATAGCCACTAATGATTTATGAGATCTTAAAAATTTTTTAGCAAACTCTGTACCTTTTTCTGTACTAAAAGCTTCAACGTTCATAATTAAAATATGTAAGTCTTCACCTGTTTCAAACAAAGTATCTAATTTTTCTTTTTGTTTTTTATTAATATTTGGTTGCCACAATACTGACACATTTTCTATGTGGTTAGGTAAATGTGTTGGTAACTCCTGGTTATACCAAGTTCCAATAACACCTTTTGGAGCAATAATTAAAGCACCGTCTACTTTACCTTTGTCGTAAAGCATGGCTAAATTATCAATTAATACTTTAGTTTTCCCTGTACCCATTTCCATAAAATAGGCAAAATTATCTTTGTTCCAAGATTTTTCTAAAGCAGTAAGCTGATGCTTATATGGCTTTGTCTTAAATTTATAATTCATACTTCTTTCTATTGACATATTATATAATAATGCTTATATGTTTGTCAATGCCAGAAAGTATAAATTATTCGGAAATAAAAAAAGATAGAGACTCTATAGTATATGTGTTGCAAGAAATTGCAGGTACTAGAGATGGTCGTCCAAAAATAAATATTATGGGTGCAACGGGTTATGGTAAAATAAAATTTTTACTAGACGAAAGAGCACAAATGATTTTTTCACCTGGACCACTAATCTTAAAGTTAAAAAGATTACTCAAAGACTTTAGACAGAAAGATTATTTATTACTAACTGGGGATCCTGCTTTAATAGGTGTCGCTTGTTGTATCGTATCAGACTTGACAAATGGAAAATTTAATCTATTAAAATGGGACAAACAAGAAAGAAGATACTATTCAATAGAAATCGACATTTATAATAAAGGAGAAACAGATGAGCAAAATAGATTTTGAAAAAGACCAAGAAAACGTAATACAAAAAACTGATAATATTCAGTCATTAGCAGATCAAGTAGAGACTCTTCAACAATTAGAAGAAGATATAAAAAGATCAGAAGAAACTATAAAAAATTTAAAAAAGAAATCAGAACATATTTCTGGTGAAGTTATACCGACAATGATGTCTGAGATGGGTTTATCCTATCTTAAACTTCAAGATGGATCTTCATTAGAAGTTAAAACAAATTATAGCGCCACTATTACTCAAGCCAATAAAGAGAAGGCGTTTAACTGGCTTCGTGAAAACAACCTAGGAGATATAATCAAAAACGAGATACTCGTATCTTTTGGGCGAAACGAAGATAACAAGGCGGCTGATTATGCCGAACTTGCAAAGGGTCAAGGGTTCCAACCGACACAAAAGTTGAAGGTAGAGCCCATGACTCTAAAAGCGTTAGTCCGTGAACGTATTGAGGCAGGTAAAGAAATGCCAACGGAACTTTTCAACATTTACGTTGGAAATAAAACTAACATAAAAAGGAAACAATAAACATGAGCGAAGTAACAAAAAAACAAGAAGCAGGTGCTTTAGCAACGAATTTATTCGAAGCTGATGCACACCAAGGTACTCAGAATATGTCGCAAGATGATCTTGCATTACCATTTCTGAAAGTATTAGGACAATTATCTCCTGAAATAAACAAGAGAGATGGAAAGTATATCGAGGGAGCAGAACCCGGTATGATTCTTAACACTGTCACAAATGAAATTTTTGATGGTGCAAAAGGAGTAGATGTATTGCCTGCACACTACAAAAGACAACTTGTAGAATGGCAAGACAGAGGAGAGAGCAAAGGTGCTCCTGTAGCAATACACGAAGCATCTAGCGATATCATGAGTAAGACAACTCGTGATAAATCTTACAAAGATAGATTACCTAACGGTAATTATATTGAGAATACAGCAAATCATTTTGTTGTGTTATTGGGTAAGAGTCCAACAACAGCTTTGATTTCTATGAAATCGACTCAATTAAAAATTAGTCGTAAATGGAATTCAATGATGATGGGACTTAAGCTACAAGGTAAGAATGGCTTATTCACACCGCCTACATATAGCCACATTTATAAACTAAAAACAGTTCAAATGTCTAATGACAAAGGAACTTGGTTTGGTTGGGATGTATCTACAGTAGGTCCTGTTAAAGACAAAGGCGTTTATGAAATAGCAAAAAACTTTGCAGCTAGTGTATCTAAAGGTGCAGTTCAAGCTAAACATGAAACTGATACGCCTGAACAGTCTAAAACAAAGAAGACTTTAAATTTATAGTTCCTGCGTAGGAAAATAAGGGGGCCGACTAGGGAGACTGAATCGGCCCTTTTAAAGTTGTGTTGAATATATGAAAGTAAATGATAAAGCACCTAGAAATTATGAAGACTGGATAGATTCCGGACACGTAATTATACCCTGTGATAAAAAGAAATCTATACTTGCAAAGTGGAGTGACTTAAGTTTTAAACTTTCAAAAGAAGAATGGAAAGCAGAGCATTTAGGCCGACAAATGGCTTTACGTTTAGATAAGTATATTGATTTTGATGTAGACAATCATTTAATAAAAAGATTTACAAGTGATTACCTTAAAGGGTGTAGTGCAATATTTGGAAGAAAAAATAGTCCAACAAGTCATTACCTTTGGACAGGTTCTGTTGAACCTTTAAAATTTATATTACCGAAAGAGTTAAGTAATTATACTAAAGACTTTTCTCATGGGAATACTCTTTGTGAATTAAGACATGATATTAAACAGTATACTTTAGTTCCTGAAAGTGAATATCATTTAAACAATGAAACTATTGAATGGGAACATTATGAAGGAATACAAGAATACTCTGGTAATTTAAAATTGGATGTTGGTAAAATAGCTTTATCAACTGCTCTTTGTATTTTATATCCTGAAAAAGGAGACAGAGATAATTATTGTACAGCAATAGCTGGAGTTCTTTTAAGTCATACTAAATGGACTTTAGATGAAATAGATAGTTTTATTTATAGAATTTCCGTTGAGGCTTTAGATGATAGACCACAGGATAGAAGTAAAAAAGGAACAACACATACTAAATCAAATCGAAAATTAGGCATGCCAACAATTGCATCATCAGTAGGTGGAGACTGTACAGTTAAAACTATTCAATTATTATTTAGTTGGATTGGTATTACTAGTGAAGCTGTAGAAGGACAAGAAGCTATTGGAGATATTATTGAATATGGCCCTGACAGATATGAAATAGAAGTAAATGGCACTAGAGATGGAGTTAAAACAAAAGTTTTAATTGAAGTAGATGGTCCAACTTTAATGAAGCAATCATTTTTTTATGATGAAGTTATGAGACAGGCACAGGTTTGGATTCCAAAAATGAAACCTGTTGATTTTGAAAAAATTATGAAAATGAAATTTGAAACAAGAAGAAAGTCAGATAATTATATAGAAGAGGCAAGTGAAGATTTAATATTTATTAAACATTTTAAACATTATATTGCATCTAAATCAGCTTTCACTGAAAAGAAAAATTTATTAGAATTTCAATTACCATTTTATGATATTAAAAAAGAGTCTTTAGAATTTAATTTAGGGGCTTTTGAAGATTTTTTAGATTCAAAAAGAATAACAATGAAACGTATTGATCTTGTACGTAAAGTTACAAGAATACTTAAAGCTAATAAAAACAGGGGTAAAGTTGATGGGAAATCTTGCGTATCTTGGAAAATAGATAAATGGGATTTACCACGTGAACAAATAACAATTGAAGGTGAATACATAGAAGGGGGAGAGGTAAAAGAAATTGATTTCGAAGCAGACGCAATCGAAGATTAGATTTGTAGTTGGTCCGCCAGGCACAGGGAAAACTCACATGTGGATCTTAAAAAAATATAAAGAGTTGTATAAATTATATGGTGCAGATAAACTTATACTTTTATCTCATACTAATGTTGCAACTAAAGAATTAAGAGAAGCTATAAAAAATTTAGACGAAATAAAAAATGATTCTATTATTCAAGAAGATGTGGATGATTTTTTAGAAAAAAGAGTGCGTACAATACATGCGTATTGTAAAGCAGCTGTAGGATCTAGAAGAGAAGTATTTAGTAAAACTACAGATTATGCTGAATTACTTAAATTAATTCCTTTAATGAATTTAGCAAAAGGAGCTCAAAAAATAAAAGATCCTTTAAAAAAGCATCCTGTCTTTAGATGTATCAGCGAAGCACACGGACGTGGTTTAACTATAACAGAGCATTGGAACACTACAGAAGCTCCTTTGGAAGCTTATAAACCTTATAACAACCATCAAATACTTAAAATTAAAAAAGATTATGAAAAATGGAAAGAAGAGAACTTAATTCAAGACTATAATGATATGATAGATAGTTTTAATAGAAGTAAAAAACCTCACATCATAGACGCTTTAATAGTAGATGAAGCCCAAGATAGTAATGTTCCTCAATTAACAGCTATTGAAAAAATGTCAGAGCATATTAAGGACGGTCATTTATATTTTGTAGGTGACCCTAATCAAACTATTTTTAAATTTTCTGGATCTAATCCAGAGTTGTTTGAAACATTAGCTAGGACTCCTTATGTAGAATTAGAAAACGGTTTTAGATGTAGTGAAGCTATAAATAAATATTGTAAAAAAATAATAAAACCTATTTGGGATCACTACGATTATAAAAGAGTTTGGTCTCCAACAAAAGTAAAAGGCAGTGTAAGTATGCTACCAAATTTACAAGGCTCAGAAGAGTTAAATAATTTATTAAGTAAAATAAATAATAGTGATGAATCTTTTTTATTTACTTTTAGAACAGAAAAATCAAAACAATGGATAATGCCTTTTTTACATAAATATGGATTTAAATACTCTCTTGTAGGGGGTTATCAAAAAGTATCTGATGCAGAAATCAACTGTCATTATTCTTGGCCTTTATTTTTAAAAGGAGTTTCACAATCTTTGGATCAAATTAAATGTTATTGGAAGCACATGGATAAAGATTTTAAATTAAAAGATTCTAGAATTTTTAAAAAAATGATTAACAAAAACTATACTTTTCAAGAATTTGTTAATTTAGGTTATTTATCTTCTTCGATTGCTGTTACTACAGACTTTTATAAACTTTGTAAGAAAGTAAAAGGAGAAGAAGCACAAGAAAAATTTAAAGAAAAAGTCTTGTACATAAGGAACATAATTAATAACAACAACTTAAACCAAAAAGCTAAGATAGAATATGGTAATTTTCATACAGTAAAGGGTATTACTAGAGATAATGTCATCATAGATCTATCGATTACAAGGCCTGAGCCCTATTTTGAGCAGCTTTATCTAGCATATGTGGGGTGTAGCAGGGGTAAGAACGATTTATGGGTTTTAAGGACACAAACAGGAAGGGAGCTAGGAAGAAAAAATGAGTACGTACGATAAACAAATTGCGGGATCTCACTATAAAAAGTTTGCGATTCAACCAAGTAAGTTTGTAAATGACAACAAGTTGCTTTTTGCGGAGGGTAATGCTATAAAGTACATATGTAGGCATTCTCAAAAAAATGGGAAAGAAGATCTTGAGAAAGCTATGCATTACATAGAAATGATAATAGAGAGAGATTATAAATAATGTGCACTGTACCAGAGATTGAAGATCTTGATTTAAAAGGAATCGATACTGTTGCCATTGACTTAGAAACTTATGATCCAGATTTAAAGAAAAAAGGATCTGGAGCTGTAGTGAAAAATGGTTTTGTTACTGGTATAGCAGTAGCTACACATAAACAAACTTTATATTTTCCAATACAACATGCGATGACATCTAATTTAGATCCAAAAGAAACTTGGTTTAAATTAAACAATTTAATTTTTCAAAATGAAAAGATAAAAAAAGTATTTCACAATGCAATGTACGATGTATGTTGGATAAGATCTGCAACAGGGAAAATGCCTAAAGGACCTTTATTAGATACTATGATTGCAGCATCAGTTATTGATGAAAATAGAATGAAGTATTCTTTAGATGCAATTAGTAAAGATTATTTACAAGATACAAAATACAAATGGGACTTAACAGAACGATCTTTATCTGATCATGGAATAAAAGACCCTATGTCTAATATGCATAAACTTCCTTATAGTTTAGTAAAAGATTATGCTGAACAAGATGTTAGTTTAACTTTAAGACTGTGGAATATTTTTGAAAAAAAATTAAAAGAAATTATATATGAAGAGAAACAAAAAAGCTTGCAAAATATTTTTGATTTAGAAACAAAATTATTTCCTTGTTTGGTTGACATGAAATTCAAAGGAGTTAGAATAGATGTCCAAAAAGCTAATGAATTCAAGGGTTTTTTGATTCGTAGAAAAAATAAAATAATAAAAATTATAAAAAATAAAACAGGAATAGATATACAGCTTTGGGCAGCGTCTTCCATTAAAGAGTTGTTACATTTTTTAAAAGTAGATGACTATCAAATAACAGCTAAATCTAAAATGCCTAAACTTCCAAAAGATTATTTAATAAAACACAAAGAACCTTTGTTAAGAATGGTAGCAAAAGCTAGAGAAGCAGATAAAAATTTAAATACTTTTGTAGAAGGTCTATTAAGTTATGTACATGAAGGTAGAATACATGCAGATATAAATCAAATTAGATCTGATCAAGGTGGTACAATTACAGGAAGATTTTCTATGTCTAATCCTAATTTACAACAAATACCATCAAAAGGATTTTTTGGTAAAAAAATGAGAGAAATGTTTTTACCTGAAGAAGGGTGCAAGTGGGGAAGTTTTGATTACTCGCAACAAGAACCACGGATCGTTGTACATTATGCAATAAAAATTTTAACAAATGATCCTGAGTTTCTACAAGAAGATGTTCCAGAAAAACTTAAAAACCCTTATTACACAGATATAATAAATAGTATTTATAAAATTAAAAAATCTTATGAAGAAGATGAGGATTCTGATTTTCATCAAGTGGTAGCAAATATGGCAAAAATTTCAAGAACACAAGCTAAAACTATTAATCTTGGATTATTTTATGGTATGGGTAAATTTAAATTACAAGCCGAATTAGGATTAGATAGATTTGAAGCTCAAGATCTTTTTAAAAGATATCATGAGTACGTTCCCTTTGTAAAAAAACTTTCAGAGGAATTAATTGAGTTTGCTAAATTACAGGGGCTTTTGTTTACTTTAGGAGATAGATTTTGTAGATTTGACAAATGGGAAACTACAAATAAAAAATGGAATAACAAAATACGTAAATTTGATACCGTTCCACTTCTTACATATGAGGAAGCTGTCACAGCTTATAAAGCAGAACTTGTAGATGAAGAAAGGAAGGCAGATCCAGAATTAAAAAACTTTCATTACTACTATACTCCAGCATTTACATACAAAGCTTTGAATAGATTAGTTCAAGGTTCAGCTGCTGACATGACAAAACAGGCCATGGTAGATTTATATGAGCAGGGCATTTTACCTCACATACAGATTCATGATGAATTGTGTATTTCTATAAAAGATGATAAACAAGCTAAATTAATTAAAAAAACTATGGAGGAGGCAATTCCCTTATTAATTAAAAACAAAGTTAATTATAAAAATGGTATTAATTGGGGAAAAGTTAAATGATTTATGGCATATTTAAACGCAAACATACCTCCAACTTATGCTCAAATAAGAAGAGAATATTTATATGATCTTAAAAAACATCATGGGGAAGTTGAAGACTGTATTATATTTGGCCTGTCAGCTATCACTGGGCGTGCTATACTCTTCCACTGTATTATGGAGAGTGGTGCAGTATTTTATCGCCTCCCTATTAGCGCGTTTATTCAACGGGGTTTTAAGGCAACAGAAGTTCCACGAAGACGACTTGATGAGCTTCAGCTTTGGAATTCTTTTAGTTACTATCCTGCTGTTACTTCTTGGGATATCCTGGACGGACAATCCGGCAAGTACATAGGTAAAGATAAAAAATGGCACAGTGGTGCTTATTTATTTACTGTTGATTTTGCACACCCAGAGAGTAATATATTAGATACCGATCATTCGGAAATTCCGCACGAACATAAGTGCGCTCACATACTTGCCTTAGATGATGGTAATTATGCA